ATTCAAATGTTTCTCCACCTGATATAGTTGCAATAAGTTTGTTACCAAAATTATCTAATGACCATAGTCCAGGTGCAGTTACAACGTCACCAGAAGCTGCAGCATTCCATGCAAAAAAGTTTGATGCATCCGTTACCGTTGCACTACTTGAATGTGTTGCGGCTGTTGTACCTAAAGCTCCTCTAGTTAGTCCTGATAAAGTACCCCCACTATTTCCGGTGTAAGTAATTAATTCATCATCTATTTGTATTGTACCTGATGATGGAAATGATGTCGAACTTGCCATAGTCAATGATGTTACTGATGTATTTATTCCGGATGATAATGTAGATGTAAATTGTCCTTGTTGTACACCGCCCCATGATCCAAGACCCCAACCAGTTGATGCAACTTCTACTGCTGGTCCAACAGAATAATAAAGCTGTACTCTAACACCACCAGAAGTAGTTGCTCCTGACCCTGATTCATTAGAAGCTAAAGTAATTGTTAGTGTAGTAGTTGTTGGTATAGATGTTACTTGAAATCTATTGTCGTCAAAATTTCCTGATAAAAAACCAGAGTTAGTAATACTTGTAAAATTATCTAATAATATAATATCACCTTTGTTTGCATTGTGAGCTGAAGCAAAAGTTATTGTTACAATAGCTGATCCATTAGTTGTAGAAAATGCATTAGTTAAAGTTGTTGTAGCTTTAATAGGATGTATGTCATAAAAAATACCACCAGAATAAGCATATAATATTCTATTAGTCCCTAATGCTGCGTACTTAATACCGCTAGCATTTACAAAATGATGTAGTGCTGTGTTACGTCCAGTAACATCAACTGAGCCTAGTTGTGCCCAACCGCCTATTTTTTCAGGTGTACCATATCTAAATCTAACATTGTCACCATCAACCCATTGGCCTTCACCGCCGGTTGCTGTAACCTGTTTATTAAATCCTGGTGCAAATTTTACTTTTTGAAGCATATAAAACCTTGTTTAGGAACAAATATACCATATTATTTAATAAATCAATAATTATTAAGATAAATGTATTTCAGAATCTCCTGAACCTAACGTACCACTAGGGAAAATATTAAAAGCTAGACTATACCTGTTTTGTTTGCTGTCGTTGTATATAATCTCATGTTTTAAATAGCTTGGAAAAATCAATAACAAATTATTTTGAGCAGTAAACATAAATGAAGAAGCATTTTCTAAATTATGTTTTTTAGGGTTTAATTTCCAAAAATGATCTAAAGGGTTATAGAATCTTATTTTAAAACTTTGGTGTCCTTGCGGATAGTACACGCCACTTATCCAACTATTTTGATGATTGTGTTGTTGACAAAAACCTTTTGGAGCAACTTTAGTTGCCCAAGAACGAGTATATTTAAATATAACGTCTTGTTGAAGTGTGTTATGCACATAGTCTTTTAAAGCTGAGTTACATTCTTTTTGTAACTCAGATAAATTGTTTAATAGAAACATGCTTTTACTTGAATAAGATTTAGACATACCTTCTTTAGTAGCATTAGTTTTAATGTAATGTAATGATTTAAAAAGTTTTAACATTTTTTTATTGTCTACATCTAAAATGTAACTACTAATTACAGAAGGAAAAGCTAAAAGATTATCTCTTATTTGCATTAGTTTTTAAAAGTTAAATCTTTTAATTCTGTTCTAAGATTAACAATTATCTCAGAGTATTCTTGATTTACTTTAGCCATTGTTTGTAATGTTAAATCTTTTATATCATTTATTTTTTTTAAATCTTTATTGTACATAATCTCTGATTTTTTAAGACTAATCTCCATTGACAATTCATTTTCTAATTGTTTTATTCTTTGTTCAAGTGCGTATACAGTTTTCATTATTTATTTTTTATATCGACTGGTAAACCTAAATGAAGTCTACCATCAAATTTATTTTTTGTATCTTTAATATTATTATAGTGAAAAAAAACTTGTGCACAATGGCTACCTTTAAAAGGTTCTCGCCAATGCTCTAAATCACAACCAGAATAAATTAACATATCTCCAGGTTTTAAATTTATTTTTTTACCTTTTTTATTTAATTTTCCAGACGGTTCTAAATAGATTGGCCACTCATCACCTCCTAAAAATAAAGTTGTAGAAATAGCACAAGAATTTCTGTCTGTGTGTCTTTTTAAAACATCATTTTTTTTATAGATTCTTGCATAAGAATATGTTTCAATTAATTTTAAAGCTGTTTCTTTTTCCATTAAAGGTTTTACTTTTTGTAACAATGTTTCCATAACTATGTCACTATAATGTGAATAAGTATTTGGAATTTGAGAATCGTTCCATACACCAAACAATGTATTAAATTGTGATATATACTTTGCTTTAATTAATGTAGTTGCTATTTCTCTTTTAAATAAAAAATATTTGTAAACAAACTCAGTTAATTCTTGAGATACAGCATTTTTAATAATTTTATATTTATTTTTTTTAAAGTTATTTATTGTCTTCATCTAAAAGCTCTCCCTGTGTTCCATATAACTAAACTGTTTCTTTCTCCTTGAATTACTGGCTTAACTCTATGTCTCATAAAAGATGGAAATACAACCATAGATCCTTTAGAATTTAATTCTTTACATTTTTCTGTTTTTGAGCCTACAAAATTAAATTCTAATTCTCCGCCTTTAAAATCTTTAGGGTTAGATAATAAAATAGATACAGATAATTTTCTTATTCTATTATTTTTATCGGGAAAACTACTGTCACTGTGCCACCCATAAAATTGACCTTTTTTGTATTTAGTAAATTGACAGGGTTCTGTCCAATCCCAATCAAAATTCCAACCAGCTTGTTGATTAGCTAGATGTATAAAAGGTTGAGTTTCTTTATATATCCAAGTCTCATCTAACCAAACAATATTAGATTGTCTCATTTTATTTAAATCTTTCATAGTTTTTTTAGTAATAATTTTTTCAGCCATATTTGAAACTAAACCAGTGTGGTCTATTTTATTTTTAGCTGTTGCAATAATTTCATTACACAACTTATGAGGAATTGCATTTCTAAAATAGTAATAATTATTTTTTAATAACATATTTCTTTATAAAAAGAATATATTAAATTTTTTTAAAGTTGTAAAGTTTTTATTACAAAGAATCCCAAGCAGACGTTTCTGTATTCCAAACTAAAGTTTCGTCATTGGCTGTCCATCTTTGATTAGTTTCATCCCAAACTTTAGCATAGTATACGCCATCACTATCTTGTTCAGTAGGATTACCTATTGGAGATATCCAATCACCGTCAGAATTTAATGTAAAATTATCATGCGGTTTTGCTTGTACAAACATATCTAATGTTTCATTATAAACATCTCCTTTTTCCGCGTATTTTTTTCTAAAAGAAGCACTAAAAGAAGTTTGTACCCATTTAACACCTAATCCACTCAAAGGAACAACTGATTTAAAATGAGTTGCTGCTTGTTCAGATTCTTCACCTCCATTATTGTCAACATCTGTATTACATGCTTGCAATACTCTTAACACAACATTGTTAGAATCTAATTCTGCAAATTTTGCCATTTAAATTACCACCGTTCCAGATACCGTAAAAGTAGCTACTTTATCTCCTCCAGGTAAAGTATCAATAGTATTAGTTCCTGGAGTAACTGAAAAACTAGAAGTACCGGGTGTCCTTAAAATTATTACACCTGTGCCGCCTACTCCTGAAGCTGGACCAAACTGACCGCCGCCACCGCTGCCTGTATTTGCAGCACCTGCTGTAGCAGTTCTTGTTGAGGGTGAGTTTGCAAAACCTACTCCGCCACCACCTGAACCACCTAAACCACCACTGGTTGATCTACTTCCTCCTTGACCAGAACCTCCGCCACCACCTGCACGAGTAACTGGTGCACCCGTTATTGAATTTGCTGTACCGTTTCCTCCATTGCCTGATATATTACTCGGGCTGCCCTGTGATCCTCCCGCCGCTGAATGACCTCCGCCACCACCACCAACAGCTTGGCCTGGACTAGATGGATCAGTTGCGGGTCCTCCATCAGTCCCTTCTGCAGGAGAATAACTTCCTATATTTCCATCTCCACCCGCTCTTTCGGTTCCTGCAGAGGTTGCAATAGCTCCACCACCTGATCCTCCAGGACCTCCAATTCCATTATCTACATAATATATTCCACCTCTTCCTCCACCTGAAGAAGCTAAAGGAACACTTGGAATAGATGAATCCGTTTGAGATCCCCCTATTGTAATTGTGTGGGGACCTGCTGCAAGAGTAATAGCACTTCCACCTGGAAAAGTTGTACGAAAACCACCAGCTCCACCACCAGCTCCATAAACTCCATTACCTCCACCAGCGATTATTAAATACTCAAAATCTACTGGACTAGTTTGTACACCTCCGCTTCCAAATCCTAAAATTTGATAACCAAAAGATTTACCTTTTTTTGATTTTATATTTTTTGTATTCTTACCTGAAATAAGTTTATTTTTTATATCTCTCATATCTAAATTCCTTATGCGTCGTTAGCTGCATCTGTTGTAAAGAATAATTTAATACCGTGTAATCTACAATCACCTGCCATGTCATCATTACTGTCAGAAACATCTCTACCTATTCTAAAATAAACAAGATCATTATCTGCCATAGTTCCTGCAATTGTAACTGCGCCGCTTTCTGCAGATACTAATAATTCTTCAACAGCTCCTTGTGCATCATCATCAACAACTACGGCTGTTCCATAAGCAACATCGATAGTTTCATTATCATTCATTGCAACACCTTGTAATGACATAGAAACTCCTGTTGTTGCAGCTAATCCAGACCAATAAAATTGAAAAGTAACTGTGCCTAAATTGTATGATTTAGGAAAAGCAACAGCAAATTGTGCAAATTCATCACTATCTTTATCAAAATCTAAAACATTCATATCTGGTCTACCAGAAGTTGTTTCTACTGTTGTTAACGCAGAACAACCATTTGAAGTTGTGGGTGTCATAGCATTTGCAGGAACCCAAATAGTTTCTTTACCAGCTGTTTTTGCAACTACACCATCAAGTTGATTTAATTCTGCAGCCGTTGATGTAACATTAGTTCCACCAATATCTAAAGTTGTTACAGAAATTTCTCCTGCAACTGTTAATAAACCATCTGCTACTGTTAATAAATCAGTGTCATCTGTGTGACCAATTGTTGTTCCATTAATTAAAACGTTATCTATGTCTAATGATCCACCACTAATTAATCCTGTTGTTGTAATTGCAGAAGACCCTGTATCAATAGTTCCAAAACCAGAAGTTATAGAACCAGAGTTAAGAGCACCTGTTGTTACAATATTTCCACCACCAACACTTTCTGCTGCCATGTATGCAGAAACAGTTTGTACAGTAGTCATTCTCATTGTACCATTGTCATTAACTAATAGTCCGTCTCCATCTGCTACTGCTGTAGTACCTCTTGAAGTATCACCATCTATTAAATTAATCTCTGTTGCAGTTGCTGTTACTGCAACATCTTCATTTATTTTAGGACTTGTTAAAGTTTTGTTTGTCAGTGTATCTGTTGAAACAAGAGATACTAAAGTTGAACTAGCACCAGCTGGTAAAGTTAAAGTATTTGTAACAGCAGCCGAGTGAGGTTGTGCAATAATAATTTGACCATGTGTATTAGATTCACAATTAAATTGTATAGCACCTGCATTAGTATTACCTACGACAGTTACATGGCCTGTACCTTTTGCTAATATATTTAAATCAATATTAGAATCACTACCTGTTGCTGATAACTGTGGTCCACTACCTGTTGCAGCATTTGTTACATCAAATTGGTTTACTGCTGAACCTGTTGTTTGAAATATAATTTGTTCATTACCACTCTCATCTGCAATAAAGTGCGCATCATCTATTAAAATGTTTTGAGAATTAGTATCTAAATTACCACCTAATTGAGGTGAAGTATCTTCAACAATATTTGCTATTGCGCTATCTGTTGCAAGTCCTGCAACGACTGTGCTTCTTGCAATTTTTTTAAGACCTCCACCTGAAGTGTCTATCGCTATGAAAACATCATCACTTGCTGCTGTAGATATTTCTGATAACGAACTTATTGCTATTGAATTAAAATTTGTACCATCTGCAACTAATAAATTACCGTCAGTATTTGTGCCCATAGTAATATCATCGCCGCCAACAGTAAGATCACCTGTTAACGTTAAATTTCTTATACCTGTGTAATCTTTGTCTGAATCTAATATAACTGCTTTACTTGCTACTGCTGTTCCAACAGCTGTAGCACCTATATCTAAAGCATTAAGTTCTCCTACGACTGCAGTAATACCATCAAGTGCATTTAATTCTGCTGCAGTAGAAGTTACTCCATCTAAAATATTTAATTCTGCCGCTGTTGAAGTAATTGCTGTTCCATTAATTGCAAGTTTAGCAGTAGGCACATTAAAAGTTCCATTATCTTCTATGGTTGCTACATTTGTACCATCAAATTGATTAAAAATAATATCCTTAGTATCTGTAGCAGGTTGTATAACAACATTACCACTTGAGCCTTTTATTATTAAATGATCCGTGTTTGCAATTTTAATATCTATTTGGTCATCTGTATCTGCTGTAATACTTGTATCACCATCAGCATCTAAAATTAATTCTTTACCATCTAAATCGGTTCCACCACTAAATCCTGCGTCAACAATATTAGTTCCGTCTGAATAAAATAATTTTGTAGTTTTTTCTGATACTCCAAAAGTAACACCTGTTCCTGATACTGTTTTAAATTGTACAGTGAAAGCACCTGACGTACCATTTGTTACAATAAAAATTTTTTCAATAGAATCTGGTACAGTCACAACTTGATTACCTGTAATAGATCCTGTTAATTTTATAACAGCATGTCTTGCAATTGAAGTTGATTCTGTTGAATCACCATCTTTAATACTTAATGTTGTAGTTTGTACACCGCCAGCTATAGATTTTTCTACATAACCAGCAATTGCTTTTTCTACTATTTCTAAATTAGTATTAGTTTTATCTCCCCAAGTACCAGCGTTCTCGCCAGTTGCCATTTTTTCTATACCAAGATCTGTAAATGTAGATGCCATAATTTAATTCCTATTGTGGTGGTGACTGTACAGGTATCCTAACAGTACCGTCCGTGTAATCGTCTCTTCTTTTTCTTCCAATTTGTTCTCCAGCAAACATTTGTACTTC